AACACATTTGATCTTTCTTTTATAGATATGATAGTTGCAAATACTTAGTGAAATTTTTAATTGCATTGATTGCCACGTTATTCTTTGCTCTACCTGCCTGGGCAGTAGATGTCCAGATGGGTGCCAATGGTAACCTAGTATTCGAACCAGCAGAAGTTTCTATTACTGCTGGCGATTCGGTTCATTTTATCAATAATATGCTTCCTCCCCACAACGTTGTGGTAGAGGATCACCCAGAACTCTCACACGATGCTCTCGCTATGTTACCAGGCGAAGACTTTGAATTGACATTCCCCGAAGCAGGGGATTATACTTACTGGTGCGGTCCTCACAAGGGGGCTGGTATGATCGGAACTATTCACGTTAATTAATTTTATGACCACCTACAATGTTACTCTCCAGTCTCCCGATGGCACCGAAACTACCATCGAGTGTGCGGACGATCAGTATATTCTTGAAGCAGCAGAGGAAGCAGGTGTTGACCTCCCTTCGTCGTGCAAAGCAGGCGCTTGTTCAGCTTGCGCGGGAAAACTCATCTCTGGCACCGTAGATAATGAGGAGCAATCGTTCCTCGACGATGAACAACTTGAAGAAGGTTGGGTGCTCACTTGTGTTGCATATCCCACCAGCGACTGTACTATTCTCACTGAGCAAGAAGAAAACCTGTGAGTCACGATAACGAACCTATGCCTGCCTGGGTTGTCTGGGCGGGTGTGGGTGTGATGATTTTTGTAGTCATCATCTTTGTTGTATTTACACTCTCCTTGATTTACTTCCCTAACTGATGAATCACGCTGATCACACTACGTTGGAGCATTTATTCCATATGTTTCTTTGCTGTCTCGCTGGTCTAGGTATCGGCACCCTAGCAGTCTGGGGATACCAAAAAATTAAAGAAAACAAAAATCACAATCCATAATGGAACATTTACTCGGATGGGCACTTGCTATTGTAGCGGTGCCTTTTGTTTTAACCACAATTTATTTCGGTTCTAGGAAGGGCGGATACTATGACACCGATATGTACAAAGGAAATGGAACCGCTCACTAAGAAGCGGTACTGGTTTGCTATGTCGTCTTTTTCTAGAATGTATGGAGTGCCACACGTTACTCAAGAAATGTCTGACTTTTGTTTGGGGTGGGCACTAAGAGAAGAGATAGCACCTCTCGATTGCCTAAATCACGTAGACGTTTACTTCAGGAAATTATATGGACTTCGATAGAATTTTTTCAAAAATTGAAGAGTTAGAGAACAGAATAAAAGTCTTAGAGGAAGAAAATGTAGGAATGACTAATGCTCTTTATGAATTGGAAAATTCATTGGAAGCACAAACCTGGGCACATCCTGAAAGTGGTATATTCAAACATTATTCTTTGGGAGGAAAATGATACTCTTGATTTTCTTTATATCTTTTGGAGTATTTCTTTTTATAATGTCTATTATCACAGATCAATGAAATTATTTGTAAGACATTTTATGGAGAACCCATTCACACTGGGTATCTTAGCAACAGCATTAATTGTAGTACCTATTGCTGGTATATGGGCAATCCATAAATATGGATGGGAGCACTGGGAACCTTTTGCGAGGAAGCATAAATGACCCCCCTAATTTTATTCGGTTGTTTCACACCACTGATCATTATATTCATCATAATGAAGCTTGCCGTTTGGATTGAAGCAATAAACGAGGAGACTGATTATGTCAGAAAAGAACCTCTACGAGAACGAGGACCCTTCGTGGAAAATCCATATGAAGACGTTGATGAAGAGGAAGAGGAGTATGGAGATCGTACAGACTATCGATGATGCTTTGTTTGAGTGGTACTCGGAAAGAGGTCTTGAAGTTCCTGATTGGAAAATGAAGAAAGATCCAGACTGGTGGATTGACTATTTAATTAGTTTGGGAATTGATCCAAAGAACCCATAAATATAGTATCCTCTATACGGTGATCGCTACCTTGTATGCCAAGAGAATGGAATACTTCTTTTAGGGAACCCTGGAACCCTGTGATAAAGAAGTGCTTAGATGGTGTTGATTTGCATACTAAGTTGTATCTAGAAAATCAAGATACTTTTCATCTGAACCAGGCAGATTTATTAAGAGTTTATGTATCTCGATTGAAAACTTGGATACATACCACAGAACCAGAAGGATTTCATAGGAATGAACTTACTTCTACGCCCACTGAATGACGTAAACGACGTAACTTGGAGTATCATCATTAGTTTGGTGATACTCCTTTTTGGTGTGCTTTACTATGTTGCCTATATACTAAGAATGGCATATAAGGAGCTAGAAGATGGGAGCAATGACACCTCCGAGTCGGAAGAGTTGTTACAATTTCCGAGTGATCAGCATAGATAGAGTGCTGGATGGAGACACGATCGATGTCACGATTGATCTCGGTTTTGATCTTTATAAAAAAGAAAGAGTTAGAGTTGCTGGTGTTGACACCCCCGAAAAACGCACCAGAGACGAAGAAGAAAAAGCACTCGGATATGACGCAACCAACTGGCTCAAAGAGAAACTCGAAGGTGCGATTGCTGGCGATGATGATCTCGTTATTAGGACTGAGTTGGTTGGGGGTGTTGGTAAATACGGCAGACTCCTCGGGTGGCTCTATATTGGAGACGCAGAACTCTCCCTCAATGAGCAAATGATAACAGAAGGATACGCTTGGGCATACGATGGTGGCACTAAGCAAAAAAACTTCGAAGAGCTTAGAGAAATCCGTCGTGCTCACGGTACGTTAGTAGAATGAATTCCTGGTCCTTACTTTACGAAGCAATGGAAGAAAAACGAGAATACTTAGAAGAAGAACAAATGCGCGAACTGCAGCGTAAAGTTATGCAGAAGCGTCACGAGACTCTTCGGGAAGAACCTTGCCCTCTATATGAACCTGAATTTTTGGAAGAATAATGGCTGCACAAAGTGACGTATATCTTGGTAATCCTAATCTAAAGAAGGCAAATACTCAGCAGAACTTTACCAAAGCTCAAGTTGCTGAGTATATTAAATGCAGAGATAATCCAGTTTATTTTACCAGTAAATATCTAAAAATCGTCAACGTTGACGCTGGTCTCATACCTTTCAAGATGTATGACTTCCAGAAAGATATGATGGCGAAGTTTCATAAAAATAGATTCAATATCGCAAAACTTCCAAGACAGTCAGGTAAGTCCACTATTGTGACTACTTACCTGCTGCACTATGCGTTGTTTAACGATAATGTTAATGTTGCTATCTTAGCAAACAAAGCAGCGACTGCCAGAGAAATGCTCTCTCGTTTGCAGTTAAGTTATGAGAATTTGCCAAGGTGGATGCAGCAGGGGATTGTCGCTTGGAATAGAGGTTCATTGGAGTTAGAAAATGGTTCGAAAGTTATCGCGGCTTCTACCAGTGCCAGTGCTATCCGTGGTATGTCTTTCAATATTGTGTTCCTTGATGAGTTTGCGTTTATCCCCAACCATATATGTGATCAGTTTTTTAGTTCCGTTTACCCGACGATTAGTTCAGGTAAAAAATCTAAAGTAATTATCATCTCTACTCCCAATGGGATGAATATGTTCTACAAAATGTGGAACGATGCTCTCAAAGGTAGAAATGAATATGTTCCTAGTGAGGTGCACTGGTCAGAAGTTCCTGGACGCGATGCTGCTTGGAAAGAGCAGACGATCAAGAATACATCACAAAGACAATTTACACAAGAATTCGAATGCGAATTTTTGGGATCTCAAGACACTTTAATTGCACCATCAAAGCTTAAAGCACTATCGTTTGATACACCGATTGTACGGAATGCTGGTTTAGATATTTACGAGCAAAGAAAAGAGAACCACGATTATGTAATTACGGTTGATGTATCTCGCGGAACTTCGCAAGATTATTCTGCATTTTGCATCTTTGATATTACGGAGTATCCATACAGATTAATTGGTAAGTATCGCAACAATGAGATCAAACCAATTCTGTTTCCAAACATTATTGTAGATACGGCAAGGAACTATAATAACGCTCACATTATGGTTGAGGTCAATGATATCGGAGATCAAGTAGCTTCCATTATCAACTATGATCTTGAGTACACTAATATACTGATGTGCGCTATGCGTGGTCGTGCTGGACAGATTATGGGTTCTGGTTTCTCTGGTGGTAGAGCACAACTTGGCGTCAAAATGTCTAAAGCGGTTAAGAAATTAGGATGCTCCAACCTTAAGGCATTGATTGAAGAAGACAAACTTTTGATTAATGATTATGAAACTATTGCAGAGTTAACTACGTTTGTCCAGAAGAAAGATTCTTTCGAAGCTGATGAAGGATACAACGATGACCTAGTGATGTGCCACGTTATCTTTGCTTGGATGGTTCTGCAAGACTATTTCAAAGAGATGACAGATCAAGATGTTCGTAAGCGCATCTACGATGAAAGAAAGAATGAGATTGAGCAGGATATGGCACCATTTGGTTTTGTAGTTACTGGAGACGAAGATGAATCTTTCACTGATGAAAATGGTGATGTTTGGACTGTAGACGAATACGGTTCAAAACAATATGCTGTCGAATATATGATGCCGTACATCTAATGGATTTAGAGGAACAGTTTTCAATTGAATATGTACTGTTCCGAACACGTACGTGTAGAACTTGTGGCGAAACAAAAGATTTAGTCGATGGATTTTATCTCACTAGAAAAAAGAGAGGTAATGTACCCAGTTCTTATTCATACGAGTGCAAGGAATGCACTATTTGCAGAGTTTCTAATGCAAGAAAATCTGCGAATGCTTGTTGGGAATACCCAGATTGGTAGTTCACGCAGTGTTTCCCCACTTGAAGACTAGGAAATAATAAATAACTTAAGAAACACTGGATATTATTTCAGGAGAACTACAACAATGGCAGGGCAAGTATCACCTGGAGTCGTAATTAAAGAGCGCGACTTAACTAATGCACGTATCGATAATACTATCGATAACGTGGGCGCAATCGTGGGACCTTTCGAGCGTGGTCCTGTTAACGAGATTGTCAACATCGTGGATGAGAAGGGTCTGTTAGAAACCTTCGGTCGTCCCAATTCTCACAACGCAGAATACTGGTTCACTGCAACCAACTTCCTTTCTTACGGCGGTCAGCTGCAAGTGGTTCGTGTTGGTGCATCTGGTCTGGTTAACGCTGTTTCCGACAGCGCAACTGCTACTCTGATCGAGAACGATACAGAGTATACAACCAATCATTTCGACAATGCTCAATCTTGGCACTATGCTGCTAAGTATGCTGGCACTTATGGCAATAACCTGAGTGTTCACGTAGTTGACCACGGTTATGACGTGACTCTGGGTACCAGTGTTGCTCTGACTGCTGGTGCAGGTGCGATGGCATACACCACCAGCGGTGCAACTGGTAAAGTCTATGCAGATCCTGCTGGCGGTAATTCCCTGAGGCTGATCGAAACAACTGGCAACTTCCCTGTTGGTACTAGCAATCTGCTGGTCAAAGAAACTGGCGCAACTGCTACTACTTTGGATGGCACTATCGCCGCTGCTGACGCTACTATCACTGTAACCGCTGCAACAAACATCGCTGTTGGCGATCACCTGCTGCTGGCATCTGGCGAAATCGTCAAGGTTACTGATATTACTTCCGCTCCTCAACTTGCTGTTGATCGCGGACAATTCGGTACTACTGCTGCTGCAGCTGCTGACGGTTCCGACGTGTTCGAACTGACCGCTTCTGACATTACTTCTTCGATGAAGTGGTGGGATAACCTGAAGCTTGCTGGCACCGACATCAACTGGAACACCCTGGTGTCCCGTCCTGGCACTTCTCA